TTTGCGCAGCATAGCGCTAAGATGTTCCGGGTAGGAATGCCACGGTTTTGTTTCATGCATTTGGCGTATGGCTTTAAGCATGTTGGCATCGTGCAGGCCAAGGTGGGCCAGCAGGGAGTCGAAGTTGCGCACCCACAGGCCATAGGCTAAGCCGTTTTTCAAAATGTCGGCCTGGTGGCTGGGGGTTGCCCCCAGGCTGCGTAGCAGTTCATGGTAGGTGCGGCGTGATGTCCACTGGTTAATGGTTTCCATAACCACATGGGGTACGCTGAATTTTTTCATATTCCGGCCCAATACTTGCCTGTTGTGCAAAATTTCATGCCACAGGCTTTCAAAGGCGTATTCCTGTTTAAAAGTAAGCTGCTTGCCGCTAGCCAGGGCGTTCCAGCCATTTCTTAGTTCTGCTGCGGCATTAAACCCCCCTTTGGGGGTTTGGTGGAAGTGGGTGGAAAGCATGATGCGGCCATCGCAATGGGTGGCCATGAAATAATCTTCTGTATCATAGGTAACACGCACGGGTTTGCCATGGGCCATAAAGGCCCCGCACCGGGCTTCCAGTTCTTTCCCCAGGGCGGCATAGCTGGTTACCTTGGGTGGGCGGCCCGCCCCCACCGGGGGGTGTTTGGCCGCTTCGGCAAAGGCTTCCGGGTGGCGCTCTGCACTTGGCAAGTCGCGCACGCCTGCCCACCAGTCTTTGCCCACGTTGCGGTCAAACCCGTAATCTGGCTTTGTGTTGACCAGGCCAAAGTTCGGGTGCTCACGCAGGTGGTCAACCTCACCGTGCTGCACTTCAATGCCTTGTTGCTCAACCTGTCGCCCGGACAGGCTTTTTACGGTGCAGCGTCAGCGGAAGCCATTGGGCGGGTAGTAAGTGTCCCAAAATTCATGGTCTGCCGGGTACACCACCTCGTGCAGGGCGGCGTGGCTGGGGCGGGTGCGGCTGTCGTTTACGCCGCTCATTTGCCAGTAGGGGCGCAGGGCCACTGTTCTTTTCTGCTGGGCATAGCGCCCTGCCATGTACGCGCTTTGCATGTTGGTACGGAAGATGGTTTCCAGCCGCTGGGGGTTGCCGGGCCAGCCTGCCGCTTCCAGCACAGGGCCGACGTCTTTTTTCCACTGGGCAAAGCTGGTGCCCTCTTGCAGGGCCTTGCGCAGGGAATCTTTCACCGCCTGGAGCATATCGCCCTTGGCAAGGCCCCCCACAAAAAAGGCCCGACTGCGGGCCTCATCTGCCAGGGCGTCGTATTCCTTGCGACCCATGGGCACCTTGGTTTCCCAAAAGTCTATGGCCTCCTTGGGCGGTAATGAGGTGGCGGTGATTTCCATGGGGTTATTCCACATTCTCTCTGGCGCTAAAGCGGCCTGTCATATCGGCTGCAAACAAGGCGGTTTCTAATACAGTATTGAGGTCTGCTGTATCCAGGCCGCCTTTTTGGGCTGGGGCAAGGGCCGCTGCCAGCAGTTGTTCCAGTTCTTCCGGCGTTTCTGCCTTTGCAACAAGATTGAGAATGGTGTGGGCCATTGCATCAGCAGTGGCAATGCCTTTGGGCAAGAGTTCTGCCACAAGGGTTTCAATACTTTGCTGGCCAGGGGTGAACCGGGGCTGGTTTGTTGTGTTCCCAGCCGGGGCGGCAAAGGTGCCGGGCTGCGGGGTTTTGTCTGCTTCCACAGCAAATTCATCTGGCGCAAGGCCAAAGCGGCGTTCAAAATACACAGGGGTAAAGCGCACGCCTGTTTCATGCAGTTTTTTGCCAAGTTCAGCCCGGCCTTGCTGGTCTTCCGGGTCTTCAAAGGTAAACACCGGGGTAAGCACACCACGGGCATTGATTTGCCCGTACACCCAGGCTAGTTCATCAAAGAAGATTTTGACCAGGGTGGCGTCGGCATCGGCATAATCTTCCAGTATTCCGGCATGGGTTTTGGAAGCGGCGTAGGAGCCACTTTCCCCCACGGTGCTGGTAAGGGTTTGCCCGGCAATGACTTGGGCAATGGCATCATCCCAATGGCGTACAATGGAAAGGTGCAAGTCGCCTGCCTGGCCGGAAGCCTGCACCAGCTCTACCTTGCCACCACCGCGCACTGTGGCCACGGCGTCGGAAACCATGCCCACCAAGGAATTGTGCATTTCCCGCAGTTCCTGCGGGCTGGCCTTGGGGCCTGCTGTGCCCACCACCCAGGGCATGCCCCACTTTTCCGCAAAGCGCATCATGAACTCGATGCCGCCTTTTTTAAAGGCCACAGGGAACAGACAGCGCGAATACAGACGCAGGCCATAGGGGTTTTTGTAAGTGGGAAAGTGCCGGGCGGTGATGATTTTGCCAAACGGGGGCAATGTTCCGGCCCCTGCCATGGCCACGGCGTCTGCACCCATGGCAAGGCCGTAGCCATCTTCCCCCACATAGCGCAGGCGGTTGTTTGTGTCGTAGCGGAACCATTCACGCGGTTTGGGCACAATGCCTAAAAGGCGCAGGCGGCTCGGTTCCTGCCCCCAGAACAGTTCTGCCACGGTTTGCCCGTAATAGGGGGCGTCCAGCACTTCGGCAATAAGGTTGTACAGGTCGATACGTTCTAAATCGCTTGTAAGGGCATTGCACAGGGCAATAGCTTCCGGCGTTGGTTGTGCCCCCGGCGCGGTACCGGGAGCAAATTTATAGTTGCCCCGGCACAGGGTTTTGAGCTTGCGGGTTTGGGTGGAGGCCAGCACCTTGTAATCTGCTGCCAGGGCTTCCAGCACGGTGGCACTTTCCCCGCTTTTTTGCAGCACGGGGTCCGGGTCTGGCAACAGGCCAAGCCAATGGCCCACAATGGCCCCGCCGCGCACGGCAAGTTCCCCCAGCAGTTCCTGGCTTTGGGGGGCGGCAAATTCATGGAACGTGTTGTTGGAAAGCCACAGGCCTTGCATATTAGTACCCTTTAAATAGCGTTTTTAGGTGCGAAGGTGCTCCGGTGAGCACTTCAAATGCTTCTTCCACTTCAATAACAGCTTCAGCAAACAGGGCCAGGGCGAAGGAAACAACGGAGTCGCCGTGGCGGGCCTTGCCTTTTTCCCCGGTGCGCTGGGGCGGCACACGCGGCACCCCGCGCACCAGGCGCACGGCGCGAAAGTCGTCTTTAATATTGGCGCTTTTGGGCAAGGTAGTGGTGCGGTCTTCCAGGTTGCTTTTTACCCTGGGCATGTTTTCCCGGTACCAGCCTTCAGAAAGCAGGACTTCTTTCACCATGCTTTCCCCCCATGTTTGGCGGGCAAATTCCGCAAGGGCCATGCCGTTGCCGCCAGCATCCAGGGCCAGGCCGGAAAGGCGCGGGGCATTGTGCCCGATGTAGGCAAGAAACTGTTCCTGCACCCTGAACGGCGTGTTGCGCAGTTCCAGCATGAGGCGGGTGGGTTTGTGCAAATTTTCCTGCTGGGCCGCAAGGGTGATAACGGTAAGGTCGGTGCGGCGGGCAAAGTCTTCCCCAATGTAGTGGCGTTCAAGCGGGTGCAGGGTAGCCAGCACCGGGGCCAGGTGGCGTTCACACCACACCTGCACCAGGCCTGCTGCCACAGGCACGGGAATATCGACAAACTCACGGGTGCGTAGCCAGTCTGCAATAAGGGAAAGGGGCACGGGGGCTTCGCCTGAAGGCGTGGCCACGCCCTGGGCGTCTGTTGCGTACAGTTCCAGCGCGGCACCGGGGCCTATATCTTCCATCCACCCGGCAAGGGCGGCGCGGGCAATTTCCGGCGACCATTCCAGCAAGGCGGGGGGCATGGTTTCCTCGGTATCATGTTGGGGCATGCAACTTTCAATAAGTGCCCCGGTAAGCCATGCCCCGCCAGAGCGGGAAGGAATGCAGAACAGTTCTTCATCTGCACCGGCGGCGTATTCGGCAATGGTGGATTCGCGCCAGGCGGTTTGCTTTTCCGGCGTCCAGGGATCGCCTTTTTTCCGGCAAATGGCTTTATACAGGCCACCGGCCAGGGCTTCGTCAAGGTCGGTTCTATGCAGGCTGTAGGGTAATTTTCCGGCGCGGATTTCAGCCAGCAGTTCGTTGAAGGGGTTTTCTTCCCCATTATGGGTGGAAAGTATAACTACCTGCCCACCCCACATGAGCAAGGCCATGGCGGCTTTTTGCAGTTCCTGCAAGTCGTCCACAAAGGCGGCTTCGTCCAGCACAACCCTGCCTTGCTTGGAACGCAGGGAGCGTGCTTCAGAGGGAAGGCCTTCCACCACGTTGCCGCTGGCAAAGGTAATGCGAAAAATGGTGACATCTTTTTCAATGTCATTAATGATAGTGGTTTGGGCTATTTCTTCTATATTACCGCACACAAAGCCAAGCACCTTGGCCCACCAGGCGCAGTCTTTGATAAACTGGCGAGTCATGTCTTTGTTATACGACAGGTAGTAGGTGCTTTGCCCGCCTTCGCTCTTTTTTTTGGCGGCGGCCAGCACGGTGTACAAAGCTTCCACCCAGCTTGCGCCAATACGGCGGCTTTTTTCCCACACCTTTACGGGGCTGTGGTCGCGCAGCCAGGCTACCTGGTAGAGGCAGAGCAAGGCCAGCCAGTGGCCCAAAGCACCCAAAGCAGCAGGGCCATTGAGGGCAGCAGGGGCCGTCATATTTCCACCTTGCCGGAAAGGACGTCTTCAATCATTTTGTGCATTTCAGCCGTTATGCCTTTGCTTTCAGCCGGGGCAGTTGCTTCAACGGGGAGCTTGCTTTCCATGTCTGCAATAAGGGCAAGGCATTTTTGCACTTCCTGCACGCCGCGCAGGTCTATGTTTTCCGGCCTTGTGAGCAACATGGCCAGCTTTTGTTCCACGCCGCTACGCAAGGCGGCAATGGCTTCTGCCGGGGTGTTTATGGGCATGGAAGCAGTGGCGGCTTGCGCTTGCATGGTGGCCCCTTGCCGGGCGGCTTCCGCTTCCTTCATGGCCAGGGTTTCTAATGCGGAAACAGCAAAGGCCAGGTCGGCACGGGGTGTATCCAGCAGGGCCTTCACAGTTTTGCTACGTGCCAGCACTTTATTGGCGCGGATGTCGGCTTCGGCCTGGGCGATTTCTTCCCGTTTTTCTCGCCAGCGGTACGTTTCCGACCAGCGCTTGAGGGTGCTGGCAGCCACGCCGGTGAGTTCCGCTACACGGGCAAAGGAGAGGCGGTCTACGCAGTAGAGTTCCTGCGCTTGCCAGATGGTTTCGGCTTCGTGTTCCCAGCCCATGGTTGCTCCTAGGAAACGCTGATTTATTCCGTTTGGCGGCGTTTCTCACTTTTTTTGAAGCGGGGCAGGACCGAAGAGTCCAGCACCCGCCACAAAAAAAGCTCGTGCCTTGCCAAACGAAAAACTGAGCGTTTCCAAATAGTCATTGAGTTAATACTTCCCTAGTTGTATGCAGTGAAATTAGGCTAATCGCCCAGTTCGCGGTTCAGAATAGCTATTTTACGAGTATAGCCTTGCAGTTCAGCAAGACGGCCCTGCAAGGCTATGGCAGTGTTGAGAATGGTTTCGCCGTTCAAGGTGTCGGGTTCTTCATGGGTGGGCAGCAGGCCGCGCAGTTGGTCCCGCAGGGCCTCTACTTCCACCCCCAGGCGCTGGGCGGTTTGGCGCAGTTCAGTCCGCAGGCCAAGGTTTTGTATGCGTTCGCTCATAGTGTCCTCCTATTTTTTACCGGTGGCTGCTTCACGCGCAGCAGGGCAAAAAAAGTTGCCTTGTACTGCACCTCTAAGGCTTTCCACTGCGCGGGTGTTGTTGGTAATGATGTCGCGCATATCAATGGCCAGGCGCTGGGTTGTTTTCACCAGTTCCACGTTGTCTTTGTAGTATTGCGTGACTTCTGCATGTTTTGCGTACAGGTCATACAGCACCTTATCCATGTCTTCACGGTGCCGTTCTTCCAGCCGTTTCAGTTCTGCCAGTTGTTCCTGTACTTCCTTGCGGTGAGTTTCTGCTTGTTCCTGGGTTTCCTTGCGGCGGGCTTCAGCTTCTTCTTTGGCATGGCGCTGGCGCAAAAAGTCCAGCGCAAACAGGGCCACCACAATAAGGGCCGGGCCAAGGAACAGGAGCAGGACCAGGCCGGGCACGCCCAACTTGTCGATAAACTTCACGATGGCTTCAAGTGCGCCAATAATTTCCGGTGTATGTTCAATCATTTTGTGGCCCACCCTTTGGCCAGCGTCTGCCAGGCCCGTTCTTTACTTTCCAAGCGTTGGCAACGGCTGCCGTAATACGCCATAAATTCCAGCACATCTTCTTCTGTTACGGATGCCGGTTGGCCTACCCCCGGAAACCCGGCACCAGAGGCAGCACCTGCGGTTCCGCCTCCAGCAGCACCCCCGGCACCACCGGGGGCGGGCACGGCACGGGGGGTGGGGCTAGCCGCCCCGATGAAGCCGTTCCACAACCGCACAAACTCAGCACTAAACACATGCACACTGCCAGCCGTAGCATTTTTTATATCCCTCCGCAGGGTTTGGGCCTGGGTTTCCAGGGCATTGTTTTTGGCACTCAAGGTTTGGGCTGCCTGCTGCGCCGTTGCAACTTCTTGTTGGTAGCGGCTAAGGGTATCTGCCAGGGCTTTGCCATACGCTTCGGCAGCAGCCCGCCGTTCTTCTTCGCGTTCCACCTGGACAAGGCGCAGGGCGGCAAGGCCTTTAGCTTCCGCCTGCCCGTAGCCAAGGCCATACGCGCCGTAAAGCACCGCCCCCAGGGCAAGTGTAATAACGCCTATTTTGGCTAAGTTACTCACGCGGCACCCCCCGGCCCCATCCAGCCTGCACGTAGGCATGCTGCCGTTCTTGCAGAATAAGGCGTGGGTAATTTCTGTTTTCCGTAAAGCTGGCCTTGCTGCGCCCGGCATTGACTGTTTCCACACTGGTGAACCAGCGTTTGGGGTTCAGCCCTTTTTGCTTGGCAAGGGTTTTGTCGCGCTGCACCCAGCCTAATCCGCCGTTATAAGCCGAAAGGACAAAGGCCATGCGTTCGAAGTCGTTTTCTCCCTGCACGCGCTGCCACAGCCACAGGTTGTAGGAAGCCAGGCCGCGTAGAGCCCACCCTGGGTTGGTGGGGGCAGGTCCGGCCAGGGCCGGGTCTACTTGTGGCATCCACTTGGCGGTGGCTGGCATGAATTGCGCCAGCCCCACGGCCCCCACCGGGCTTTGGGCGTTGGTGTTCCAGCGGCTTTCCGTGTGCACTTGTGCTGCAAACACGGCAATGGGCGCTTCCAGCCCCCAGGTGGCGTGGGCCGTGCGGATGAGCAAGGCCCGGTATTGTTCCGCCCCCCTGGGGATGGTGGTGGCAGCAGAAGCCTTGATAGCAGTGCATTGGGTGAGGAACAAAAAGACAAACACAGCAATGGCCAGAAATTTGGCAACTTCAAAGGCCATTTCTGCCACAAAGCAGCCCACATCACGCCCTATGCGGCGGGGCAAGCTGACACGTTCTTCCGGGCCTACAAGCCACAATGACCAGCGCCGGGTAAGGATAAATTTCTTATGGCAATACAATCCCATTTTATAACCCCAACGAAATGCCCAACACAAACCCCACAATGATGATGGCCCGGCGCAGGGTGGCTGTGTTGAACGCGCTTGCATACCCTTTGGCAATGGGATAGTCGGCACCATTGTAGTTGCAGGCGTCGGGGTCATTTTTCCAGTCGTCGCACAGGTAGGAGTCAGGCCGGGAGTACGGAAACAGGATGAAATCCAGCCCAAAGCCCATGATGGCCGCAAGCATGGCCAGCCCTGCCTTGTACAGCACCACTGGCCCTTGCTGGGGGCTGATGTACCAAATGAGGGCATGCAGGAGCATAGCCAGCACAATGAGCAGGTAGAACTGATAGCGGGCATGGAACAGCAAGGTGCGGAGTTTTTTTACGATGTTCATGGTGTCCTTTGGGTGCATGGCACCCGTGGTTGTGGTTTCCACCATCTAAACAAAAAAACGCCGCGAAATCGAACTCGCGGCGGGGAATATGGGGAAAAAAGGAGGGTGTTGTTAAGGTATTATTTGGGGGAAATGCTCAGTTTTTTGTTTGGCAAGGCACGAGCTTTTTTTGTGGCGGGCGCTGGACTCTTCGGTCCTGCCCCGCTGCAAAAAATGGGAGTAACGCCGCCAAACGGAAAAATCAGCGTTTCCCTAAACTGGCTGTAAATTGCGCTGCACACTGGCGGACGTAACGCGGATGGGCACCCCCGGCACCACATCAAGGGTGCCTTCTTCCACCATGTTGGAAACGGTGGTACGGGATACATTCAGGGCCCAGGCGGCTTCATCAAGCCGCAGCACAGATTTTATGCGCAAGAGTTCTTCCACAGTAATGGCATGCATGGGGGCAAACACGACAGAGCCGGGCCGGGTGGGTTTAACGGGAAGCAGGATTTGAAAGCCGAGGGGGTCGACTGCAACGCACCGTTTACGGCAGCCAAGGCACAGAAAGCGTGACATTTTGTGTTCTTCCGACCAGGGGCGAAAGAACCATTCTGCTTTTTTGGGGTCGTGGCACCGGCGTTCTTTATAAAACGCTTCTGGCACGTGCCCGCTGTACGGGCGAAAGCCTTTATCCAGCAAGTCGACTATTTCCAGTGTCTTACTCATTCCCCTTCCTCCTGTATTCCTGCAAGAACCGCTGCCTGGGCGCGAAACACGGCCTGGCACTGGCGGCACTGCTTTTTCTTTTTCCGTTTTACCCCGCACATGCGGCAGGCCACGGCTTCAAGGGTGGCGGCAATGGTTTTGGCATCTGCTGCATGGGCAATGGTGCCGGGGAGCCCATGCACAATGCCCCACAGTTTTGCTGTTTGGCGCTCTACATTGCCGGGGTATTTACCCGCAAGCAGCAGCACCACAATGGATTTGCTGATTTTGCCTGCATTGGCCTTACAAAAGGCATACACGCTTGGGTGCCGGGTAAGAATAGCGGCCCGGAGAGAAGCAATATCATTCACACAGCCTCGCCATTTGCCGCCTGTTTTTTGCTGTTGGCGGCCCGTTCCCGTTTTTGCAGGTCGGTGAGCAGGGCTTTAAGGTGCTGTTCATCATGCACCCACAAAATGCTTGGCTGTTTGCATTGGCGCTTGCAGCGCGTTTCCAGCGATTCCAAGGAATAGCCAAGCCCCCGCCAGATGGCACAAATTTGGCGCTTCATGGCGGCGTGGGGGGTATCTGCTGGAATTTCTATCCAGTCTGGCCGGGCATGGGGGCGGTGTTTTTGGACGATTTTTGTGGTGTAGGTGGCCCCAAGCCTGCCCAAAAGGTCTACCGCACGCACCAGTTGCGTGAAGGAGAGTTGCTTGCGGGAGGTTATAGGTGCCTCTGGCGTGCTGAAATTGTCCGTAAGCCAGGAATAAAAATAGGTGTCGTCGCTCATTTCCGGCAGTTGGTTGCGGGCAATGGCAATTTTTGCGTACAGTGGGCGTTTATCGTTTTGCATGGCGTTTATCCACAATGGTTACATCGTTTACAGGTACAAAGATAAACCCGGCAGCATACGTCATGACCCCCACATAAAACTTCCCGTCCAGGGCGCGGATGGGCGGGGTGGCTGTCCACACTCCTTCCTGTTCCGGCTGCCCATTATGCCAAAAATTGACTGTTACACGGGTGTTGCGTGGCAGGTCCGGTGCTTCCGGCAATGGGGGAAATGCGGCTTCGCCCAAAAAGTGGCCAATGAGTTCTGCCAGGCTTGCGCGGTGAAAGAATAGGGGCTCACCTTCAAGGGCGTCGTGCCAGCGCCGACCGACGCGGACGCGGAACAAGCCTTCTTCCCCGCCGTGCAGAGGGGCCGGGGAGAGTTCCAGCTTCACGCGCTGCGTGCCCAGCCGGATGCTGACAGAGCCGGAGAATTTGCGGTTATCGGTCATGGGAAACTTATTGCAGGCTAATGGTAACAGTGGCACCGGGCAGCCTGCGCCGCAGTTCACCAATAATATCTTCCAGGGCCATGCCCTGCTCTTGGGGGGCAGGCGCTATGCCCCGAAACTCTTGCAATTCTTCCTCAGTTGGCAGTTTGGTCAAGTCGTTATCAACGTTGGTTGCCGGGGCAGTTTCCGTGGTGGCGGCGCTGGCCACAGCCGTGCGCATTGTTACTTGTTCCCAGCTAATGCCGTGTTCCTGCATGCAGGCCACAACCCTGGCCCTGCTACTGGTGGTAGCAAGCAAGGCTTTGTGCTGGTTACGTTTTGCATCGTATACATCCTGCACCCGTACCCCGGCCAGGGCGGCTAGTTCTTTCATGGTGTAGGTGCGTTGTCTTTCAGGTGGGGTATTCATGGCTGTTTCCTTTTGTTTGGCTTCTTGCTTGGCAAAAAACTCGGCTTGCCTATCTGGCACAAAGGCAACTGGCAGAGCTGTTAGGGGCTTCCACGGGTCTGCTTGCATCTTGTTGGTCATGGGCTTTTGTTTACGGACTTCGCCATTTTGGCCCATCCCGCGCAGTTTGTTCCAGCAGGCTTCACAGCGGAAATCAGTTGTGGGCTTGCCACAGGTGGCGCACTTGCGCTTGCGTGTGACGCGGAACTGTTGCTGTTGTTGCAATGCCTCAATTTGTTCTGTGCCCTTAGAGTGTGTGCCCATAGCAATATCCTTGTAATTTCTGCCGCAGATATCCCCCTGCGGCGCGGGGCTTTGTGAGGTGTGACAAAGGTCGCCGTTACACCTTGCCCCGGCTATGTGGCCGTCGCCGGGGCCTACACGGGCGCGGTAGCAAATTTGTGGAAAAGTCTGGTCTACCCCGGCACCATGCCGCATCCCAGGAATTGCCGCACTGCTGCGGAGGGTGAGTTTTTTGCATCCTGGACACAGACTTTACATATGCCTGGCTCATCAGTACCGGACGGCAACCCCGGCAGACCACCCCCCACCCATGCGGAGGGCGGTTTCGCATTATTTATCGTTGCTATGTGGAGCAGAAGGCATACCGCTGTAAAAGCGATGAGCCATAGCGCCCACGCGCAGTGCGTACTGTTCCATATTGGCGTAGGCCTCTGCCCGTGGGATATGCCCGTATGTGTAATCAATACAAGCTTGAGTTAACTTGCCCGCTTCTTCATTCAGGATAGCGCAGCCGTGTATTACATCTTTCGGGTATGTTCCGTGCTTTTCCTCGGCGTACTGGAGTTCGCCAAGCATATTGCCGAAAAAATCATCTTTCTGGCTCATTTCCTGGCTCATGTCTTCGCTCATGGTGGCTCCTTTTATGGTTCAATGGTTACAGGTTAATTCACAGCATTTTTTACTGCGGTAGAGGGGGAAAACGTAACGGCTTTCTTTGCGGGAATATTTATTGTCACCCCCGTACGTGGGTTGCGCCCGGTACGCGCTGCGCGTTCCACAATTTTCAAACTCCCTAGGCCGTCAAGCAGCACGCCCTCGCCTGCGCTTAAAAGGGCCAGACGGGCTTTGGCGGCAGCGTCCAGCACCTCTTTAATGACATTTTTGGATACTTTGGTATCTGGGCCAAGCTGGGCCTGTACTTCTTGGATAAAATCTGCCTGTGTCATGGAGTTCTCCTTGGATTGTTTCTTGGGTTGATACGGTTAATGCACAGTTTCTTTTTGCCGTTCAGCTTGGCATTTTGGGCAGTTACATGCGCCCGTTTCAATCACAGTTTCAATGCCAATTTTTTTGGTTACGTCTGCCAAAACATTCAGTAGTGCCTTCATGGTAACTCCTGGGTCCAGTTCTCCCGCGCATAAGCCAACACCACGCACTCTGTCCCCTTGGTTCGTCACAATCATCAGCACAAAACCATCAGCAGGTAGAATGCGGGTTAAGGCATGGCTCATGGCCGCACCTTTTTCCCCCTCCAGTTTGCCACCGTTTTCAATCATGCTCTGCAACATGGCATTAGCTTCTTCCTGAATGCTTTTCATGGTTTTCTCCTTTGCTGTTACTGGTGGGAAATAGGGTGCACTGGGGAAGTGTGCCTTCACACTCCTGGAGCATTGCATCAAACTGGTCTTCCGCTTTCTGGCGCTTGCGCATGTCGGTAAAACTATTGGTAGCAATGCACTTGCGCTGCCAGCGCCGCATGCGGCTGCCAAGGGCAAGCAGGCGCACTGCCTGTTCCGGCGTCATGGCTACACCGCAGAAAGTTTTTCCTGGTTCACTTTGAGCCAGAAGGTGTCTTTATCCACACGGCGCAGGCCCACAAGGGCAAGGCGCTCGTCGGGCCATTTGGCAACGGCCTCTTTGTCCAGTTCTTCCACAATGCGTATGCCTTCGGGAAACTTGAACTTTTTGATGTGTTCAATGGTTTCTTCAGCCGATACACCGTTCATTTGTTGCACTCCGCTGGAAGCCTGGAAGCCGAAAGAGCCAAAGGCAAGCTGGATGCTTTTGTGCTTTTCAAACAGCACAGGCTTGTTCATGGTGGCGTATTTTTTCACGGCATCAGCCAGTGCTTTCCGGCGTTTTTCAAATGCAAGTTTGCTTTCAGCGGCCTTTTGTTTGGCTGCCGCTATTTCTTCCTGCATGGTCACTTCCACCTGGGTAAGCTTGCGGTCTATGGCGGCAATTTCCGCAAGCACGCCTTCTGCCTGCTCGGTACTGTCAATGCTGGTTGCAACAAGTTTCTTTTTTGCCATTATGCTGCCTTCTCTTCTTCTGCCCCGCCCATGGGCAGGGTGTGTTCCATGGCAACAAGTTCTTCTTCCAGCGACTTCAGGTTGCGCTGGGCCTGCTGAAGCAGTTCCAGGCCAGTGGGGTTTACGTTGCCATGCAGGTCATCCAATGCGCTGCAAATGTCTTTTATGCGGGTGCTGTACATACAAGGCTCCATTCTCAAGGAAACGCTGATTTATTCCGTTTGGCGTCGTTACTACGCTTTTTTTGAAACAGTCGAGGACGGAAGAGTCCACTCCTGCTTCAAAAAAAGCTTGTGCCTTGCCAAACGAAATAACTGCGCGTTTCCACAGTTATTGTGTGGGGATAGCGGGTTCAAAACGGGCAAGCAGCACTTTGGCGGCTTCCACAATTTCTTGGGCTGTTTTTGGCTGGTACGGGTTGCCGTACAGCATCAGGTTCACAATTTTTCCGGCTGCCCGGCATTCACGTTCAAAGGGCTGGTGGTCCTTGGTGGGTGGCTGGGGCATTTCCGGTGTTTTGTCTGCAAGGTCTGTGGCCATGTAGGTGTTCACCTGGCCTTGCTTACCAGCATGTGCAATGTAGCCTTCCTGTTCCAGCCAGGTGCAGTACCGCAGGATATGGGTGTAGGAAACGCCAGTGAGCAGGCTTGCGTCCTTGAATGTCCAGCCGGGCTTTTGCGAGCGGATGAACCGCCATACCCGTTGCCGGAAGGGACTTTCTCCCCGCAGGCGGTACTTGCTGTTGTAAGTAAACACGCCATCGCGAACGCGGGTGAGCTCCTTTGCCTGCACCATTTCATTGATGCGGGTGCGCACAGTGGCCTTCACCACATCGGAAGCCTCACTCACGCCGCACACTTCATACAGCAGGGGGTAGGCAAACTCTTTTCCCTCGCTGCCAATGTTTTTGGCGGCGCTACGTATGGCCTCTTTGGTTATTTCAGGAGTGGTGGCCATTACCCGCGCCTCCAGGAATGGGCGGCAAGGGCTGTTTCCAGCATGGCAGCATCCACAACGATGCTCCCCTTGGCCTTGGCTGCCTTTTCAACCAAAATGAGCATGTTCCGCACAAGGCGGAAGTCGCCTTCTGCCTTGGTGGCAATGCTGCCGCACAGTTTGGCGGGAATATCCAGGCCAGCGGCCTGCATGGCAAACACGGATACTTCAGAGGCGCTGATGGGGCCGAACTCCACTTCATGCACCACCCGGCTCCAAATGCGGCGACGCTGTGCCAGTTTTGCCAGAAGTCCTTCTTCCCCAATAAGCACCACAGGGGCGCGGGTTACGTCCAAAATGTCTCGCAAGTCTTCTATGCGGTCGATATCAAGGCGGTCTGCTTCATCTACAAACACGGTTTGCCGCTTCTTTTTCAGCAGGCTGACCACCATTTCCTTGCAGGTGTTGGCCCGGTAACGGGGCATGTCGCCATTGGTGCCGCTCACTTCAAATAACAAGCGCTGCATGAAGGCTGTTTGCGACCAGCCAGTCCACACCCGTACATAGGCACCACCCCTGGCGCAGTAGTTACGGTCCGCTGCCACGCTTTTGCCCCGGCCTGCCTGGCCATATGCCAGAATGAAGCCGGAGGAAGACGTGCCACTTTCGAGCACTTCATCTACTGCTCCGTCAAAGCGCATGGTGGCGGCTGTATCAATAATGGTATCTCTCATTGTGCCTCCTGAAAAAATTTATGATGCAATGGCTGCCTGCCGGGTGCGGAAGGCATACAGTTCCAAAAGTTGGTCATAGCGCCGCTTGTAGTTGCGCTGGTATTCCTGGGTGCCTTCAAAGTGCTGCATCCATGCAGCGTCCTGGGCCACCAAGGGAATGTTGCTTTCATGGGCAATACGGAAAAGGTAGTCGTATTTTTCCAGTTCATCTTTAAAGCGCTTAAAGGCTGCGGGTGTATACTCGTTTTCTTGCGCTAAATTTGTGTCAAAAATGGCACGGGCTTGTGCCTTTGCCGCTTCTATTACGGCTATTTCCGCTTCACTCATGGCGGGTTGCTGTTTCTGCACTGCAAGGGACAAACGCTTTTCCGGCTGTACTGGGGCGGTGTCTGTTGAAGCCGCAAGGGCGGCTTGGCGCAGTGCCATTTCGGGCTTCACAACAGATTCCAGCATGGTTTTCATGTTGGCACCGGCGAGCTTTTCCTGGCCGCGTTTCAGGTCAATGGCATCGGCAAGGGTTTGCTGTTGTTCTGCGGTGCCGAGGATGCGGGCGGCAGGGTGCAGGCCAGAAGCAATTTTGTAGTACTCACGGTCCCGTGCTTCGCAAATGAATTCCCCATCTTGCGTATACACAAGAATTGTGTGCGGGGAGAGTTGTTCATCGTAACGCACCACAACGGCGTGGCGGCGAGAGGCCAAGGCTTCATGCCAGAACAGTTTGCCCTGGTGGCGAATGCCGTCTTTGTTGATGGTTTTAATGGTTTTGGCCATCATCATGAGCGTGAGGCGGGAAACGTCAATGCCGGGGCCAACGCCAGCCCGGAACGCTTCTGCCGGAGTGCGCCCGGCAAGGTGTGTGCGGAACTGAGGGCGGCTTGCGTATTCACAAAACCACTGGGCAATGGCGGTGTGGGTTTCCTCAAGGGTTAGCGGACGGCCTCCCATTTTTTCATACAGTTTGCGGTGCAGCAGTTCCCCCCGCTTCATGCGGGCTGGTTTTGCGTCAATGCTGTTGCCTGTGTAGGAGGGCACAAACACTTCCATGTCGTGGAAGGTGCCAAAGAAGCGCTCAATGGGCTTTGATTGCCCGTGGTATGGCCAGGCGTGGATGACTTCGCACCCAAGGCTTGCGTACAACCCTAGAATTCCTGCTTGCTGCAAGTCTGGAATGCCTTCAAAAAACTTGGCCCGGAACGCCTTGCCGTTGTCGATGTAAATGATGCGCGGTATCTTCCCCAGGACGATGCAGGCCCGGCGGAAGGCGGCGGAAATGCAGGCCACATTTTCTGTGCGCATGATTTCCCAGCCCAAGGGGCAGTTGCTTGCGCCATCATAGAACAGCAGTAGCGTCATGCGCTTGGGCTTGCCTGTTTCCGGGTCCAGAGTTTCAAAGTTCAGGGTATGGCCGTCGGCAATAACAATGTCGCCCACTTCCACAAGGTTCCAGTCGCGCAACAGGGAAATGGCACACTTGTCATTCCAGGCTTTTTTGCCTTCCCGCCACAGGGTCCATTCGTCAAAGCATTCCTGGGTGTAAGCCTGCACAAAGCGCCGGATGGTGGCGTCTGATGGCACATACAAGCCTTCATTTTTGCAACGTTCCTGTATTCTGCGGGCGGCTTGGGCAATTTTTGGAGCGTTGGGGTTCAACACATGCCCCAGTATGATGATTCTGTGCTGTTCTGTAAGGGTGGTACGCCCCTTCAGGGCAAGGCCACGCTTGTCTGCCAGGGCAAGTACCGTTCCGGCTTCTGCCTGCTGATTTTTCCAGCGCTCAAGGCTTTTCCATGAAAGCTGGGGGCCAAATTCCTGCAACAGTTTTGGCCAGACACCACCGAGGTAGGCTTCAACAAATGCTGATTTCTGCTTGGTTGTGAAGCCGTATTTGCGCTGCCATGTAATGTACAACTGGACGATATCGGCCTTTGCCAGAGCCTTGTAGCGGCGCTGGTCGGTGAGCAGAGCGTTGCCAAGGGCATTAACCTGGGCATTTTGCGCCAGCGCTGCCGGGGCCATGAAGCCTTCGCAGGCGGCAAGGGCATTGCGTTCCTCGGCTGTGCGGATGGCAATTTGCATGTCTTGCGGCAGGGTGGCGTAAGGGTAACAGAAGCCACCGCCGCGCCCTTTACGGGGCTCACGAGGCCATTGTTCGTTCTTTACACGATAGTCGATGCCCTGGCGGGTTATGCCACTTAAAGCCGCGAGTTCTTGTGCTGTATATACTTCTTTCACCGCAATCATAATGCACCATTACCGTTACGCTGCTTGTTCCAGCGGCTCTTTTTTGTGTGGGTCAAAAAGATATTTTTCTGGCACGCCCATTTCACGCAATTTTGCCAACACCACTTTGCTGTGGCCTTTCCCATTCACCACCCTGGATACGTTGGCCTGGGAACACCCAATAAGACGGGCAATGGAGGAAAGGTTGTGGCCGTTTTTGTCCAGGGCTTCCAAAATGCGGTGGCGGTATTGGCCCCGCTTGTAGCCAAGTTCTTTTAATTGGCTGGGTGTCATTCGCTCCTCATTCATATGTGTTTCCTCGCCCGTAAGGCTTTTATCTTTTCCTTGGCTTCTCGTTCTGCCTCGCAAGCTCGGCCAATATCCAGGAACCAACGTTCATTTTTGTGGATTACTTCAAGCCCCAACACTTTGAATACTGGTTGCAATGGGCTTGCATCCTGCGTAGCAAGGCAAAAGCAAAGAATGCTCATAAACGAAGGCTCATGGCCCTTGTCGCCCGGCTGAAGCCATTTGTTCAGAATGTCATAGGTGATTGCCTTGCCACCACCAGAAGTCAGGCTGATGCCTTCACGCCGGGCAACGTCGTTGATGCGGGTAACAAGCATCTTGCGGCCTTCCAGGTCCTCACCCGCCACCCTGTTCATTGCAGCCCGAATGGCAGGCATAAGCCCGGCAAGGCCCACAATGTTTTCCATTGGGGAAAGGTCGAAAAGGGAAGCTTGGCGCTGGGACATGGCAAACACCTATTAAATGGTAAAGCCTTGCTTTTGCATTTCCACCCGTAAGGTGGCATCCATTTGATTTCTCTGGTCAATTGTCAGAGTATTGCTAATAGACTTCAAAGCTTCTGCGGCAGAAAGGGCATAGGCAAGGTCACGGCGCAGTGGGTGAATAGTTTTTTCGTCTCCAGAAGCAGCAAGGACAAAAAACACGTTGCCCCATTCGCCCCAGGTCGGTGTCAGGTCTATAGTTGTTGGCAT